GGCTGATGCACAAACCTCTTTTATATGGTCAACTGACATATGGAGAAACCACCATGACGGATTATTGCGAACCTATTATTGACAAAGAAACTTTCGATAATTTGCAAATTTATAATAAATATGCACCAAAAGAACATGAGAAACCTTTGGGACATTTCAGCAAAAATCGTCCACTTTTATCCAATTTACTTTATTGTGGTGTTTGTGGGAAAAAGGCATTTCTCGATCGCAGAACAGCCAAAGGAAGACTTTACGAAACTTACTATTGCAATGATAAGCATGTCGGATTCAGGAAAGAAATTCTCGATAAACTTGTGATAGAAAAAGGAATTGAGTTACTGAGTGACGCTCAATATCAGAAAGACATTCTAAGCATCGTAGACGCGCTGAAATCGCCGTTTCCAGATGAGGTGAATAAATATAAGGTTGAAGAAGAAATCGCGAAAATCGACCGGAAAATAGCCCGTATTTCAAGTGCTATTGAAGATTCCGATGAAACTCCTGTAACTTTGGTGAAAAGGTTATCGGAACTCGAAAAGCAACGTGCAGAATTTGCACAATCCTTACAGATAGTTGATGATTCCGAATCTCACGGCAAAATTATAGAAGAATGTGACCGCATCAGAACCTCAATTCTTCAAGTCCTTGAAAATGAAAAGAGCAGTACGGATGAACTCCGCAATGCTCTTTCATTGTTCGTCCACTCAGTCGTGATCTATCCAGAAGCAAAAGTTTTGATACGGCATACTTTACCCGGATTTGCTACAGTTGCGAGTACCACGAGCGGTGAAGTTACAGCGCCCCCGCGCGAAGTTTTCAGATACTCACAACTTTTTGAGAGCTGGTGTACTGCATAAAAAAAGTACCTGAATCGACCTCAGGTACTTGCACAGATGTTGATGTAAGGGCAAAGACATCTACATCAAGTGGCGACTGGTGGACTCGAACCACCGAAGAGCGTTGCCCATCTGATTTACAGTCAGACCCCTTTGCCGCTCGGGACAAATCGCCGTAAAGCGACACTTTTAGGGAAAGGAAAGTCTCGCTGAACCTTGATGATATAAATCCCGCTGAAGCGAGCACACGGCTTGAAGCCGAATTTCATCATCTACATTTATTATATTACAACTCTTTTGCCCATTCCCGCATAAACTCTGAAATCGGCAAACCTTCCTTTTTCGCTGCTCGTGCTATCTTCGCATGGGTCTGACGATCCACGCCGATCATAATCCGCTTGCTTTCTGGCGGTTTCTCATGGTACACATTTTCTCCAAGCAATGCACGTGCCTGTTCATCCTCGACTGGTTCAATATATTGGCCGATTTGCAGAAACCATTCCCGTTCTCGTGTTCGTTTCCTGTACAAAATTCCGATACCAACATCAGCGATTTTTTCGGAAGTTTCCGTATCATATAATTTTGATCCGATCCGTTTTTTCATATGTATTCCTTATTATTCAAATCTTCTTCAATCTGGTCAACGATGTGTTTGCACTCATTTTCTACAAAATACAAAGAACGAGGTCGGTGAAACGTTCCCATTCTTTTGAATAGATTTTTCACCGTATTGTACTGTTCTTCGTTGTCTCGCCAATATTCCAAGCCGGATTCTACGTCAAACCCATCAGGAAAATGCATGCAGTCAAATCCGATCCACCATTTATCAGGGTCATCCTGTTTCCAAAGATAGGCTTCATTGTAAGTGATCCCGCCATGGCACTCGATCTCTTTTGTGTTGTAGGCGACTCCCCGCTTAAGCCCGACATAGCCGCACCTGTAGCACATCGGCATAAAAAGGATCACACAGGGATAGCCTTTGTACTCGAAACGTTCTTCCACTATAGGATCAACCATTGTTATACCTCTTTCGTTGTATGCAATTGTAATTCAGATTCTACAGACCGTACAGCTTCTGTTCTTTACCGCCGTCTCTTCAGAATTGCCCTGATGACGGTGTCGCTGATGTGCAATGGGCGGTATGGTGGTTCATCTACATACCCCTCAATTCCGACGCAGATGTATTCCGGCGGGTTATAGTAGTCGCCACGATAGCTTTCACGCCAGTCCAGATTATTATCAAGCCATCCTTCAAATCGTCCCAGTGCCTTGCTGATGGTCGGGTCATCCCCGTCCCCGGAATGGCACATGCCCCATGTTTCAGCATATTCTCGGTCCTTCCACGGATCTTCGATGACTTCGCCCTTTTCATTCACGCGGCGGCAGGCGGTGACTTTTTCGGTCTCATCGTCATAGTCAAACTCGATGATCTGCAGAATTTCCGGATTTTCCAGATGGCCTTCAGTATCCACTTCCAGATCAGACGGATCGAAGTAAATGTCGTAATACTTTTCCATTTTGTACTCCTTACTCCAAGCATAACATCACATATAAAGCACACCAGTCGATTTCATCCAGCGGATTGTATCGAATCGTATTGAGCAATAATTCGCCGTAAGTTGCGAACAGCTTATCATTCTCGTTGTACTCAACAACGTCATCAAAATCAACCGCAATCAAACCTTGCTTGATTTCTTCACGAATTTGGAAAAACTCGGTGAGCAGTCCGCCAGTGAAATCGTACTTCGGCGTTAACTCGAACCGCTCAATGTCCTTCACAGACAGCTCGTGATCATAGTAAACGATGTCCCACGGCTTGTAGTTGAATTTCCGGTAATCAGGATAGACGACGGTGTTGCCATCCATCCGTTCGATGCGTTTTGCTCCAGAGGGAATCGTCCCAAGGTCGGCAGGTCTTCTTGTGCAAAGATAACCAAATTCAGTATTTGTCATTGTAGTCTCCTTTCTTGCTTTCAGACGCCTTGAGTATCACTTTGTTTTCTTTTTAGGAACTGCAATGAGTGAAGTCAAAGGAAATCCCATAATAGAACCAGTGTGTACTCTATAGAAATAATATTTTTCAGCCATATCAGGAGCGTATTTCGCAACCTTCCTGTTTTCATTTATATATTCGGTAATCTTATACCCATTGTAGAGTGACCCAATCGGTGGTTTTGATTTTTCTAAACTGTAATAGTAAGAAATCGGTCTGCCTTTTATGTCCTCACCGAAATCAACACGTATGGATTTTGTCTTTGTCATTGCAGTTCTCCTTTCATGCTTGTAAAATCAGATCAATGATTGAAGGCATATGTTTTCCATGTCTTCGAACACCACGATCATGTTCCCTGTTGATGTAATCTTGATAACGGCTCACAATCTTATCAGGAACAGTAATCCCGTATTCTTTGCATCGATCCAAAGCCCACTGTGTCGCGTAGAACTCAGATTCGCATCGGCGCATCCAACTCTTTGTTGTTTCGATGTGACCGATTTCATGGAGAAGATCGAATGTTGCCCGGATACTGTTCTTCGGAAACCATTTGCAAATCTTGCGTTCCTTCACGTGAGCGTGCATCCGGCAGCGGCAACTGGATTGAGAATCTAATTTGATCCTGTATCGCTTGATTACTTCGTTTTGAATGTCATTGTAGGTCATTGTAGTTTCCTTTCTCATGATTGACTCAGACCTCGTCAAAAGGTCTATAGTTTGATGATAATTTCGTATTCGGATGTCCACTCTGATCCGAGCACGTTTTTCTTGTCGTTCTCAATGTATTTTTCTGCGCCTTTGATAGTCTTCCAACCTGTCAATTTCCTCGGTTTAGGATTTATTCTGATCTTCGTTTCGTTTTCGATAGAAATATACGTTCGTTCGCCACGGCATCCTGCTTTTTCCACAATCTTGTGAGTTCCATTCATTGTTGTAATTTTTACGAGGTATCCCATTGCAAGCTCCTTTCTCCCGGTGTATTGCCCCGCCGGGAGGGCTGTTGTGGTTAGTTATGCAGGAAGTAGATCCATTCGCCGTTGTTTTTGGTCATGGTGTATTTTTCGCCAAGGTATTCGACCGACCAGCATTCAACGTGAATCCCTTCTTTTGAAAATCCGTCATATTTCTGAAGAACAACTCCATCATTGAGGATCATTTCACAAGTTGCTTTTTCTGCTGCGTTCATTGTAGGCATCTCCTTTGTTTTATTTTTTATCTTAACTTAATTATATACAAATGTATACATTTGTCAAGTTGATTTATATAATTGAGTATTATCAATTTAAAAAAAAGACGATCCGTATTTCAGGATCGTCCATGACAGTCATTCGGAATTTCCGAGCATGTCAGAATTTCCGACAGGTTCACTCAAGCACGGTCAGTCTTTCAATCGTCCTGTTATAGAGCTTCGGATTCAGCACCTTCAGAGCATCCATAAGCTCCCCGAAGATTGACCATACCTTCTTCGACTCTTTTCCACGAACTGCCGAGTAAAACTCGGTAGTACCATAGTCGCCTACGACTATATCAACCGCTTTCCGAGGTTCAGAATCTGCCGACATCATAAGCCTCCAGTCGTTGCTATTGTCAGCACTGATGTGATCGAGGATCGTGTAAAAGACTGCCAATTTTTCACAAGTGGAGAAATTCTTCGGCAGCGTGTTCTGACACTCATCAATGGCTTCTAATAGCTCTTTTTCGGTAAACATCTTACATACTTTTCAGCTTGCTGAGAGCTTGCGACATAACGTCACGCACGTCCTGAGATGATGCTTCGTTCATCAGGGTTTCAAGCTCCCGTATCATACTTGCTTTGCTGTCATCCCGACTGTATCGCCGACCAGAATATCCGTCATAATATCGACTATAAGACCTTCCGTCAGAAGTATATCTTCCCATGCTGTCACGCCGTCTTGCTCCGCTGTAACCATCGTTGGAATAACCGCTGTCTTCCATTGCCATGATCGTTACAAGCGACTTGATTGAGTGCGTGAGTTTATCAACAACATCAAGATCACCCGCTGACAGTTCTCCTTTTTTTACAAGGTCTTCCAGTTCTTCGCAAAGCATATCTTTGAGGTCATACATAGCGTGCATATGCACCCCCTTACGCAGCCGGAGTCACAGGATTCGCAACGGTATAAGCCGGGATCGGATACGGTGCTACACGATTGACAATGTACTGCGTCTGAGCTGTGTTGTCAGCGATCAACTGAGCAGTCTGTGCAGTCTGTGATGCAGCGAGATTGAGCATATTGTTCTGATTCTGCAGAGCGATGTTCTGAGCTTTCAGAGCGTCAATCTCCTGCTGGCACATCTTGTCGAGGATAGCCTGAGTCTGCTGTTGGATCGCAAGACGGGTCGCCGCACCTTCGTTCTGGACGATGTTTTGGGTCTGGCAGGTCGCAAGACGATTATCACAACAGCATTGTGCAAGCTGTGACTGCACTCCGCTGAATCCCTGTGACATCGCAGTCTGCGAAGCAAAACTGCGTTCGAGGTCTGCCATCTGTGCGTTTGTAATGGATGCGTTCACTCCCGCAAATCCACCGCAGAGAGCAGTCTGAACGTCCCCGAAACCGCTCGTGATGCTGTTCTGGATTCCAGTAATGGAAGTGTTCAGCATCTGGTCACGGAAACCACCACCGATTTGTTCGCTCTGATTCATCCATGGATAAAGGCTGTTCATACCCCCATTGTTGCCCCATCCACCACCGTTGAACATAAACAGGAACAAAATGATGATCCACCATAATCCCCCATCTGCTCCAAAACCACTATAAGACCTGTTTCCAGTAACTGCCGCAATATCGGCAGGTGTCATACTTTCTGAAGTCAATGACATTTTTAGAAATTCCCCCTCTTTTTTATACTAATTTCTAAAAAACTCTGCGCAAAAGTTCTTGAAATTCGCTCGCTTTCTGGCTCAGCGCATTGAACTGAGCCTGTGACATCCTTCCGCTTTGCAAAAGTTGCTCCACCATCTGCCGAGGATCTCCCCGAAACTGATTGCGGAACTGATTGAAGCGGTCAATCATACTAATCGGATTGTTTTGATTTAGTTGTTGGTACAGATTGTTTGGCATCTTTCAACTCCGCAATTCTCTTTTCAAATTCTTCTCGTGTGACGTATTCCGCTTGTGGAGTGGTTGTTGCATTTTTTGCAACAACTCGCTCCGTATAGTCAAACGTCCTCAACGGCATCGGCATCCCCGAAGCGTCAGAAGATTTTATGTAAAATACGTTATCTTCGGAATCCATCAACAGAACAGATTGTCCCGAAGTGACAAGGTAGCTCTTTGCTCCTGCTTCTCCCTGTACCCAAATGATGGACGAATTGCTCTGTTGTTGTGCGGTTGGTTGAAACTGCTGTCCGCTTTGTATCCACGGATATGTGTTATAATTGTATGGTATCACTCTTCCCTCTCAAAGTAGAAAAGAGGGACTTTATCGCCAGAATCCCACGCATCAATGTATTCCCCCTCATTTATACATACAACGTGACTTCCAGTTCCGGCGATAAATGTTCCTCTTTCATGGTCTTTACAGAAATCCTTTATCGTATAGCAATACGGACAGGAGTCCTGTAAACGATGAAAGCGCCACCCCCTATCAATGAGATATGCCCCCCAGACATCATTACTGGAAGGCATATCCGACATCATATACCCTTGCAAGCAAAGGTCAAGATAGATTTTTTCCCATGACTGTCCTGTAGCAAGACAGATCGCTCTTACTGTGCAGTCGCCGACATTCTTTCCGCTCGGGTTCGGGTTCTCCTCTTTGAATCTATTGGTTATCAAGGATCTGACAATCTCCGTCATTTACAGCGACCCAGTATTTAGCTGGTTCAGGATAGCACTCACAATATGTATAGCCTAACCTCTGTGTCGTTTTTCCGGTGAATGTCAGTTTTGTCCCGTAAGGAAAGACCGTCTGCCGTTTGTCGAAATTCAACGACCATCCCCACGCTCCCGCAGGAGCAACGATTTCTACATTCCTACCAAGCGAATCAGCACCTTTCAAAGACGGTTTCAGCGGTTTAGGAGCAACCACTGAGTCATCAACAGAATGAAGAACGCTCATCGGGTCAAATGGTTTTCCGCTTGCATCTCGGATCTCAAAGTGTAGATGTGGGCCAGTAGAATTTCCTGTGCTGTCAGAATATCCAATGACCTGACCACGCTCTACACTTTGACCAACATTGACCGTCGCTTTTTCAAGATGCTCATAAATCGTAACGTTACCGTCAGGATGCTTTATGAAAACGCAATTACCGTAACCGCCATCCTTCCATCCTGCGAAGAAAACCTGACCGGATTCGCTCGCAAGTATCGGAGTCCCGCTCGGACACAGGAAGTCAATACCTGTATGATTCTGGTTATACTCAGTCTTCCCGAATCTCTGCGAAATTCCATAATCTCCCTTAAATGGCTGTCGATAATTCATTCCACCTCTGGCTCGATTTCGTTCTTGCTCCACCATGATACGAGCTGGATCGCATACTTGATAGCTTCAAAGTCGTTCACATTCAAACTTCTGGACAGTCTTTTCAACCGTCTCCGCTCATCCTCTTTCAGATGGAGCATAACCGTGTATGTTCCATCATCATTTTTGCGTATATTCTTCATTGCTCAACTTCAGGAAGTCCCGCAAGACTTGTAAGCATACTCAGAATAGCCGCAAGGATTGAAGCAGAAGCAACCATTTTCCAATCAACAGACGAAAGAACTGCGCTCGAACCGATTGTAGCAATCGCAGCCTGTGCGAAAGTCTTCAACGCTCTAATTCCGGCAGCCGCCCACCATTTCGGATTACTCAAGTTGCTCATTTGCCCCCCTTCAGCTCATCAATGCGAGTGAAAGCCGCCTTTATATCTCTTTCGATAAGCGATATACGCTCTGCGAAATTGTTGTGTAGTTGGACTTTCACGCTCAATACATCTATCTTTTCAGATAGATTTTTGATCCGTTCTTCATTCACGGCGTCCCTTGTATTGGACGTAACAATGATAGAAATGATTGTTGGGATTGCGACACAGAGTCCGCTTATCAAAGCGGTAACGATGGCGGCGTTCATTGCCCCACCTCACTTTTAAGTATAGCAGTTTTCATTTTTTGGAAAGATCCTTTCATCACCGAAAACGGTCTACTCGTCACATAATCCAGTTATTCCGTGACTCCATGCTCAAAGCACTTCGTCAATTCAGGAATCGGAAACCCTTTTTCCGTATACGTCATCACCGTATGAACGGGAACGTCAGAAATGACCGCTGAGCCGCATTTCAGATAAAAAGCGGACTCGGCTGACGCTCTATCCTGATATGCTTCCTGCGGTAAAAAGGCAGGAGTACCGTTTGTTGTTTGAATCTCTTGAATGATATAAGCCATAGTAGTCTCCTTTGGTTATGAATTGAGATTGTTCAATGCATCTGCAAAGCTCAGAGCCGTGCAGTTCGTTCCGACTTTGATCGCATCACCTGCAGCAATTGATGCTGTGGAGTAGAACAGCGAATTGCCGACCATGAAATACTTCCCGCTCGCGATATTCGCGTTCGCGATCATATCGTCTTCGGTCGGCTTAGTCAGCTTCTCGATGAAGAGCTTC